CAGGTCGCGCGAGATCTTGAATTTGCGCACGCGACCATCCGACACAGTGGCCGTTTCCTGCCACAGGGCTATTTCTCCGATGGTGACGGCGCCGAGGGCGTCGGCGGTCGGTGCTTGCAGGCGCCAGCGGCTCGACGTCACGCTGCCGGCCGAAGGCGCACGGGCAATCCGCCGGGTTCGCGCCGATGACCGCACGGCAAAGGCCGCGCCGAAATCGGCCCACGCGGCGCCATCGTGGTATTGCACCTTGAGCGCCGCGTCGGCGCCGGCAGCCGCATGAAACGCCAGCATGTCGAAGGCGACCACGGCCGCCGCCGCCGGTAGGGTGATTTCGAGGATGGTGGCGGCTGCCGCGCCCTTGGCGGCGCTCACCGACGTCGTTGTCTCCGGTCCATCGATCAGGTTTGCAGGGCTGATCGCCGTGATCATGGCCGCCGTGAGCGTCACCTTTTCGAGCTTGCGTCGGCATCGTGAAACCCGGTCGCTGCCGCCCCGGTCGCGATAGCCGCCCTGCGGCAGGATGATGATATCGGCGGCGTCCTGAAGGCCACCATGAAAGAACTTGGTGTCCCGCCGTTCGATGATGGTCGGGTCGAGAACGCCATAGGTGTGGGCGGCGCGGCTGTCGATGATCCGGGGCATCAGAAACCCCACTCGCCGGCATCGAGGCCACCGGCGTTGTGCCATCCCGCAACGGGGCTGTCGCTCATGCCGAGTTGTTTGGAAGCCTTGGCCTGGTCGTCCATCATGACGCAGACCCCGAACTGCCCGCCGGCGCCTTGGGCCATCTCGTCGCCGTAGACGTCGCGACGGAGGAGCGCCCGCAGCTTCTCGTCTTCCCGGATCGCCAGCGCCAGTTCGGCAGCGAGCGCCAGCACCATCATCTCGCGAACGTCGCCCGGCCAATAATCGGGCGTGGCCAGGAAGCGGTATTCTGCCCAAAGGCGCGGCGGATCCGCGCAGACGAAACCTTCGTCATGGGCAAAGCTCTTCATCGGCCGGTTCGGGAAATCGTCCTTCGCCGCGTAATAGGCGTCGGGCAGCGCATTGCGATCGGAGGGCAACACAAAAGCGTAGTTGAACCCGGCGGCAGGTGCGGCCGAGGCCCTGCCCAATTCGGCAAACTTGTTGGTGAAGGTCCACCGGTTTTTGGCAAGAATGTCTTCGGTCACCGAGTCATAAACGTCCTGAATGATCTGCCCGCTCGGCAGCTTCGCCGCCATGTCCGGGATGGCGGCGGCGCCGATGCGGGAGAGGGCGCGGTTGACGATGACGAGCGGCGTGATCTGCGCGACCATGGCGGCCTCCTGACGAGAAAAGGCCGCGCCCGTGTTCGAGCGCGGCCCAGCATGGCACCGTGAGGTGCGGATCAGGCCGCGGCGGTCGCCACCAGCTTGGCGACGGTCACGACGCCGGCCGCGATTGCCGTCACCATGTAAATGCGGGCGGTCGGCGCGCCGTCGATGTCGAGCGAGCAGAAGATCAGGCTTCCCTTCTGCAGCTTCGAAGCGAGGTCGTTGAAATGGCCGGCCGTCTCGACGGCGGCCGCGTCGTCGTTGGTGACGTAGCGCCAGTCGGTGACCACATTGTTCGGGCCGGCCCCAAAAGGAACCGTGTCCGACATACGGCGGATGACGCCAGTTTTGAAAGTGCGCATGTCGCGCTCCCAGAGCTAGAGAGGAAGGGGATCGAGAAAAGGGGGCGCCGCCAGCTTCCCGGCGGCGGTCTTCATCAGATGAGCGAGATCAGGGTGGCGTCGTACTTGGTCAGCAGCTTCACCGCGCCCTTCGGCAGGATCAGCTTGGAGCCGATGCGCATGCGCATCGAGTGCTTCCAGCAGTCGTAGTCGATGTCCCATGCGACATCGCCGGTCATGTCCCGCACAGTACCGAAACCAACCGCACCCTTGTGCCACATCAGGCAGGTTGCCTGACCGGCGGCGTCAGCCGACGCGGTATCCTGCATGCGGAGCGTTTTGTCCGAGAGTTGGAACACGTGGATGCCATTCCACGTTTTCGCGAGCGCGCCCGTGACGAAGGGCAGGGCGGGACCAACCCACTGACTGTTCGTGAACTGTTCGTAGGCGAGCAGCAGCGACCACGTCACGCTATCGACGGCGCAGAACACGTTTCCGTCCTCGCAGGGGACGTCTTCGGCGAGAAGCGCCTGGCGGCCCTGCAGCAGCAGACTAAGGCTACCGCCGGCAGCGTAGGCGCCGACAGAGCCGGCCGCTTCCGACTTGACGGCGCCGACGATGGTCCGGTCATGCACTCGGCCAAGCGCTTGTGCGCTTTCTTTCTGCTTGTCCGCCCGCTCGTCAGCGGTCATCTGGTCAAGGTCGTCTTCATAGACCTCGTAAAAGGCACGGCTCTTCTTGGTACCAAGCTCGACTTTGCCCTGGTCGGGGTTCATTGGCGTGGCCTTGTCGCCAACCTGAACATCTTCCTCGGCGTAGCCGACGCCCATCTTGTTGAAGTAGAGCTTATCGCCCACGACCTTCACAGGGGGAGTGGTCGTGTTTTTCAGGGCAAAGCCCGTCGACTGATATTCGTGGGTGGTACCGTCCTTCCACTGCTGGACGTACCAATTGGGAGCCTGTCTGGCCATTTCGTGTTCCTCGAAGAGATCGGTTTGTTTCGATCGCTCCGGGGACGAGGGCCGAGGGGAGGGGGCGGGCCGCCTAAGCGGGAGCCGCCGAAACCTGCGGGTCTATCTCCGGACGTCTTGAGGCAGAGCCTAGGTCCGGGTCGGAGACCCGCAGGAATGAGGCGATCAGGCCTCGGAAGGCACCGGCACGGCCTCGTAGGCGGCCGCGAACAGATGCGGCGAACAGGCGAGGCAACCGTTCGGTCCTTTGACGACCCAGTCGCCAATCTCGGCCTGATACTCACCGATCACCAGCAAGAAGCGGTTGTCGGACGGCTCCTGCCGCAGCCACCATCCATTGGGCAGTTCGTGAGGCTTCAGGCTTGGATCAACCCAAAGGGTGATTTCGCGCGTGTTCTCACCATCCCAACGGATGGCTTCGACCGTGCGACGATTTTTCTCTCGGAAGAACGGCACGGTGCCCTCCTATCAGCCGTAGAAGGCCTTGTATTGCCGGTCAGTCTCGGCCTGAAACGACTGGTCGAATTTCGCGCTGGACCGGTTGTTTCGTTCGTCGGCTTGCCGCGCCCGTAAGCTCTCGGGCGTGATTTCACCGCCCGCCTTGCCGCGCCCTTCGACGGTCACCGACGTTTCCACGCCGGCCGAGCGCATCATCCGCTCGATGAGGCGCAGGCCGCCCTTAGTGGTCGCCATCATCAGCGTGTCGCGCCGCTCATCTTCCGAGAAGCCCAGCGTATCCCCCAGCGTGTTGAGGTAAACCTCCGCGTCGAGGTATCGCCGCTCGCCAAGGGACACCGCATCGCCCGGCGCCGCGTCGGCCGGTGCGAGTGACGTGAACAGCGCGTCCGGCGCGATCGGCTTCGGAATGATGCCGCGCTCCATGGCCACGTCGAGGAACTTGCCGAACACGCCGGCCTGTTTGTCGGTGAGGCCGTACTCGTGAGCCACTTCCTTGATGAGGCCGACCGCCTTGTCGTCGTCGGCGACTTTCCATGCCGCCTTGGCGTCGTCGGAGAGAGCGAGGTCGTATGTCGTCGCATCGCGCGGCACCGCCCCCCGCTTGGCCGTATCGTCCCGGAAGCCCTTGTTCTGTGAAAAGAGCTTGTCGATCGTCTCCTGATCGGTCCCGCCCAGAAGATGATCCGGCAGGCCGTCGGGCCGGTAGATCTTCGGCGCGGCCTTGGCGTCCGGTTTCAGCGCCGGGTTTTCCAAGGCCCCTTTCGCTCCGGCCGCAGCGTCCGCCGCAGCCTTTCCCTTGTCGCCGCCGGCATCGGCGCCGGCAGCGGGTGCGGCCTTTCCGGCGTCGGCGGCTTGGCCCGCACCAGCCGCATCGGCGCCGGCATCGGCGCCAGGATCCGCGCCACCATCTCCAGCACCGCCCTCGGGAGCAAAGCAAACCGAAGCCATGAGCGAGAAAATCCGAAATCGATCACGCATGATCACGTCCTTCCAGTTGGTTGCCATCGGCCTGCGCGATGGCTTGCAGGATCCCGAACACGAAGGCGTTCACCGCCTCCCTGCAGGCGAGTTGAAGAGCGAGTTTTTCGAGCGGCCCGTCGAAGTTGACGACGTCGGGCGCCTTGCGAAGCGTCTCGTTGAGCAGCGTTTCGAGGACGATGCGGCCCGCCTCGGTCTCGAAGCAGTCACGGAAGGCCATCGCCTGCTGTCGCATGGCGGCCTGTTGTGCCCGGCGCATCTTTTCTAGCGACTGGCTGGACGGCTCGATGCCATCCCATCCGGGGCCGCCGCCGGTAAGGTCGCGGACAACGTTGAGCAGGGCGGAAAGCGACGGTTCAGCGTCGGGAAGATCGTCTTCGGTGTCGGGCATGAAGGGGCCTTTCTTAAGCCGCCGCCATCATTCCCGGCTGTTGCGGGTTTGCGGGCGGGGCTTCCGGTGGTGCGGATTGCTGTTGCTGGCCGGCGGCGATCATCTTCGCCACCAACTGGAGAAGGCCTTTGCGCTCGTCTGTGCCGCGCATCAGGCTTTTGGCGACACCGAGCTTTTCGCCAAGCACGGCGCCGATTTCTTCGACCTTGGCCGATAGCGCCATCATCTCCGGCCCGCCGATCTCAAGAAGGATCTTCAGCCAGTTGATGATCGAGCTGGCATCCTGCGAATTCTGCGCGCGGGCCAGCGGCGACACGATTTCGAGCTTCAACAGCGTCTGGTCGATCTTGAGCCGATCGGGGATCAAGCCGCGCCGGCCGAGAATGGAAAGCAGCCGCTGGACGAGCGGAATGTGGATCTCCAGCGCCAGGCGCCCGTAGGCGCCGGACAGGTCGGTCATCAGGCGGTTCATGCGCTCCATGATTTCCGTGGCGCTCTTCACCGCCGTGCTGTCGGCCGGCAACGTGTCGTCGAGGCAGATTTCCTTGACCATCATCCGAAGGTCCTGGATGATGACGTTGGTCAGATCGAAGCGGCCCGGCACCTCCATGCGCTCGACGCTCTTGCCATAGGCGCCGCCGTTCGAGGCCACCGGCCACATGGCGCCTGGCACCATCCGCGCCGTCTTCGGGTTGAAGACGCGGTCTTGCCGATAGGTCCAGATGCCGAGAATGGCGAAGGCAGCCGCCTTCAGCGACAGTTCCGTCACCTTGTTCAGCGTCTTGATCGTAGGCAGCGCCATCAGGCCAGGGCCGCGCCCCTGTACTTCGCCCGGCACCTTGTAGAACCGCGGTGTGATCCACGGCGAGGTGTCCATCTGCGTTTCGTAGATCGGCGCTTCCTCGGCATCCGGCCGATAGACTGTGAACACCCACTTGCGGGTCTTCCGGTCGTATTCGGTCGCCTGGCAGATCGTGACGTCTTCGTTCGGCTTGTTATTGATGATCTGCCGGAGCGCGTCCGAGATCTGCATCTTGTCTTCGGGCCACTGGCCCTCAAGGGTGTCCGCCTTGAAATCCTTGGTCCAGTAGATGCCGACAACCTTGCCGTACCCGTCTTCGCGAAGAGCCACCTCGTAGAACGGCACCGACACGAACTTGGCGATATCGTCCTCGTCTTCGAGGATCAGCATGCAGCCGGTACCGCCGAACAGATCGAGGTACATTTCCGACGCGGCGATCGAGAAGGCTGAACGCTCGAGCAGCGCCGCCACCTTAGCCGACACGGTTTCGAGGTCGACGTCGATCTCTTCGCGTGCCTGTTTGTCGCCGTTGAACGCCGGGCCGAGCTTCAGCTCGAAGAAACGCTGGAACGGTGGGGTGACATCCCGCTCCATGCGGCCGGCAAAGCGCTGGGCGGCCTTGATACCGGTACTGTCGAAGACGCGGTTGACACGGCCTTCGCCCTCGGTCTGCGATCCCGTGCGCGCCTTCACCGGCTTGCGAAACGGGATCACATATTCGAACAGCTCGTCGGTCTGGGATGCCCACAGATCCTTGCGGCTCGCTGCCGCCGAAGCGCGCGCTTTGATCTTCTTGAGGTTGTCGTTAGCCGCCAGCGCCGCCATCGATCAGCCCCCCAAGCTTTTCTTGAGGCGATCGTCGACGAAGGCGAGCGAGGATCTGAGGCCGGAGGCCTCGGAGGCCAGCGCGACGACGCGATCCGACTTGGCCTGCGATTGCATGGCCGATTGTGCCTGGTCGCGTTGCGCAGCCCGTTGGGCTGCGGTCGGTCCGGTGTAGGAGCTTCCACCACCACCAAATAGGGCGCCCATGCCTTCCCCCGTGTTTGTCACGAGGGAAAAACTAAGGCCCCGAACCATCCGTCAGGATTGGATCGGGGCCATCGACGCGGCCGGTCTCGTATCGTTCGAGAGCGCTTGTGGGACCGCACCGGCTCGCCCCTTTCGGGGATAGACCATCGCTGGCGCCGCGCCGGAGATGATCAGGCCGGAACGACTTCGGTCCAGTCCTCGGCCAGCACGTCGGCCTGCGACGCCAGCCAGGGCACGACGTAGCCTTGCGCCGTCTTCATATCGATGTGGGCGTGATAGTCGACTTCGGCGCCATCACCGAGGATCGACAGCAGGGGCTCGCGGTTGACCGTGAAGCGAGAGCCGGGAACCAGGAAAATGAACATGCCCTTGCCGTTCCACCCAGCGCGGGCAAAGCGCTTGCCGGCCTTAAGGCCACGGACGACGGATGCGAAATCGAGAGGGTTCGGCACAGGCTGAAGGCCGACGATGTCGGTTCGCGGAAGCTCAACGCAACGGATTTCCCGATTGCTTGTCGCGTGGAACTCTTTCGCATCCCCAGGGGGGATAATCTCGAGCAGGTGTTCAGTGACATTCGCAGCAGTAGCACTTGAAAAACTGTCGAGTGCATAGACGGCCACAGGCCAGCCAGCATGGGCTTCAACGGTGATTTTGGTAGTCATGGCAGATCCTCTTGGGGCTATTCCCCATGGCAACGATCCGCCCGAGGCCCGCCCGTCAGGATTCATCGGAGGGACCAAGCCGGAGCCAGTAGCTGTCCTCCCCGGTCGGAAGGTGCCGCCAGAAGGTGAAGCCGGCCATTTCAGCGAGCCGCCGGCCCGGTTCGTGCCCATCAGCGACACCGACGCCATAGACCGCCGGTGGCGCCTCACGACGGAACAAGCGGATCAAGCGCCGGACCATTCCGGCCGCTCGCGGCGATCCGCGTAAACCTTGCTCGATGAACAGGAATATCTCGATGCCATCACGGTCGTGGCATAGCCCCGCCACAGCCACCGGCTTGCCATCATCCAGCACCGTGAACACGGCCGAGCGTGCGCACTGATAGACCACCTGGCGCCACCGGTCGGGCGTCAGACGGTGGCCGAGCGCGGCGATATCGCGCCAGTTGCCCGACCGATAGGTGAGGTCAGCAGGCGAAGACATCAAAGCCCCCCGATCCGGCCGGAATATGGACATCGTCGCTGTCTTCGTCGTGACGGTCCTGACGGCCGACGCCGCCCTTTTTCGTGAGGTCTCCAGAGATCACCGCCGAGCGGCCGCCAAGGTCGAGAACCCCATACTGAAGGGCGTCGTGTGGGTCGGAGTATTCGTTTTTCTCGGGTTTGTTCGCCGATCGGCCATCGGCCCCTTTGATCGTCTTGTAGCGATAATGGCTATTGAACCCCTTCCGGAGCATCGGACACAGGCTCGAAATGATGAGAGCCGGCTGGCCATCGATCCGATAGCGCAGGAGCTGCGATACGCCGTCGATACGGGCTTTCAGTTCGTTGGTTTCAGCCGGGAGGATCACTATCCCGAGTATTCTGGCTACCGTCTCGGCCCAGGCTAGATCTCCGCCCTCCGCATCGCCGCCAGTGAAGCCGGCCGGGTCGCAAACCGCGCGCCAGCGCGTTGACGGGATGGCGCCATAGCGCTCTTCAAGCAGGATCTTGCAGCGTTCTCCGAAGCGGGTTTCCCCCATACGGCCAGGCACCAGTTCCTCGAGAACACGGAGTTGGCCGGAATAGGTGTATTGCTTGATCAGCATGGCCGGCCCGGTCACGCCCTGGTCGAAGGAAAGGCGAAGCGGCAAATCCTTGAAAAGCTGAAGCTCGCCATCGGCAAAATGCACGCTGTCGTCGTAATCGTCGCCATAGACGGGGTCGCCTTCGCGCGACGGGCCGTATTGCCCGTCGACCATGCGTTTCACCCACCATTTCTTGTGCTTGTTTGCCTCGGCCAGGCGGTCGTAGGCCTCGCGGGGAATGGCGCCGCGGTTCTCGCCGAGAGGCGACCGGCCGGACGGTTGCTTGAACATGATGTGTTCGGCCGGCTTGGTTTCCTCGAACAGCTCATAGACCCAACTATCGGTGTCCGGCGGGTTGAGGTCGCCGACGATGCCGACGAAGTACTCGCGATCTTCCGGCCGGAGGTCGATGGTTCGTGGATAACGCCGAAGCGTGACGCGACCGACGGCATACGTCAGCACGTCGCCGCTTTGCAGGTCGGCTTCGTTCATCATCAGCCAGGTGAATTCGATGCCGCGCAGCACGTCCTCGATACGGTCATCGCCGATCGCCAGGAACAGCATTTCAAAGTGGAGCTTGGTTCCGTCCGGCAGATCGAAGCGGAGAACGTGTTGCGCTTGGCGCCCCTCCGAACCGGTCCACTTGCCTTTTTCCTTGGGGAACCAATTTGCCCAGGTCTTGATTGTCGTCTGCCATAGATTGGCGTATGTATCGCGAAGCACCACACCACGGAACCGCCTCACCCCATCGAGACAGACCGGCATTCGCGCAGCGTGCGCCAGGGCGTCCATCAGGCAGACATTCGTCTTGCCCGACCCGAATGGCCCCATGATGAAGCGCACGAGAGCCGATGATGAGAGGAAGGCGGAAGCCACCGGTCCAGGCGATCGGTAGGTGTCCGGGCTCATCATCGTCTCAGGCATCGAACCACACCCCCGACCCACGTCCGCAACGATCAAGTTCCGCGCCCTTTCAAGGGCTGAAAACCGCACGGGGCAGCACCCATGCGAAACGGAAAAGCGATTTCGGGGGGGCCTCCGGCCTGGCGGTCCGCCATATAAAAGGCCACCCCCCTCCTCATCGATCGAGAGGGGAGCGGCCTGGCTGAAGGTGAGTTTTCATCACCGGCCTAGGACGTGGTTTCCCTTTTCATTTCAATCACTTGTCTTCGTCGTGAGGTGCGTTGCCATGAGGCTCTGCGTTCCGACTATCGCTAAGTGATTGATTTTGCTCACCATCGACAAGGCGCATGTTGACGCCAAACTCACCGCCCGCAGGATTGCCGACGACGACGTCGCCGATGACCACATTGAGCACCCCGGCCGAGATGCCGCCGCCCTCCAGGGCGATCGGCCGCTTCTGATGGATGTAGGGCAGCACGTCGACCAGCACCTTGCGCCAGAACTCGGCCGCTTCGAGGTTCGTCGCCGCGCCGAGTTGGACCTTCAGGACGTCGATCGGCGTCGAGATGATCTCGCCGGCCGCCATCAGCGGGTCGCGGTACTTGGAAAGGAACACCCGGCGCATCTGCTCGGTGGTCTTGTTCTGGCTGCCCTTCGGCCGACCCGGTCCGCCGCGCGTGACCTCATTGCCGCGCTGGTCGATCTCCAACAGGAAGAGCGGAGCGTCGGCCAGCGCATCGCGCTCGAACAGCTCCTCTTGCTCCGGTTCCGGCGTGGTCACCTCATCGCCGAGACCGCCAGCTATGATCGCCTTCCCGCCGTGCCGAGTGTCCATCGGATAAACCCCATTTCTTTATTCGGACGGCCGACAGAACAGAGGCGTTCCGCTTTCAAGGCCTTGAGATCGTTCACTTTTCTTGGACAGCGGAACGGCGTGTTCTATTGGCGTCCTGTGTTAAGTGATTGATATATATAGGAATATCTCTCGTTAGAACGGATATGGGTATGTGATGATTGCGCGCCCGCGCGCGCGTAATCGCATACGACCCCTTGACCGGCTCTATCCGTTCCGGTTTCAGATTTCCCTTTCAAATCATTGGCTTAGCACAGGACGCCAATAGAACACGTCGTTCCGGGCGTCATAGATATCAATGGCTTAGCGACAGAACACCGGCAGAACACCCCAACCCGACAGGGCACGCCACATCGCCGTCATTGCGTATCTCGGGCAAGAATAGGGTGGGGGCTGAGGCGTCAGGATTGGCGCTGTCGGCGATCCAAGGCGCATGAGGAGGTCGGGAGAAGGAAGCGGCCCGATGCGGCACCCTCGGTCGCGCGCCGCCCTGGTCGACCGCTGTCGCGGTCT